ATAATTAACTAGGTTTTGGGTTAGCGTCTTTAACCGCTTTGATGTGGGTAGCCCACGTTCCAGTTGTATCTAGTTTACCAGCGAGCATATCGGCATACAACATATCAAGTTGATCTCCAAAAGAAGCGTAAACAGTAGAACCATTAGTTGTTCTATCGGTTTTGTACTTAACAGCAATAGCTTCAGTATCCAGTGTTGTTCGTGCAGCGTCTATATCAGATTGCACAAGTGTGATCTGTGTTCCGTCTGCTTTAAAAGCTCCTGTTCCATCATCAATCGTTACAGCATCAGGGTATGCCTTTCTTATCGCTTCGTGATCTAAAGCCATTATGCCGCTACCTCCATAACTGTAATAACTGAAGAACCTGAAGTGTTTGAATTATAAGCAGCACGGTTAACGTATTGAGTGACACTACTACTATAAATTTTAGTTCTTACTCTATAATTAACTTGCGAAGTTGTATTAGGTGAATCTAAAAATCTATATGTAACTTGCGCTCTAGTATAAGTGGGTGAATCACTTGCAACATAAAACATTGCAGTTGATGAATCCATGGCATTTGGGTTAATAGGTGTAACTGTACTACTAACTTCTCTTACTAACTCAAAACGATTTTGAGTTTGTGCATCATTTCCACAAGCTACAACAAAATCAACTAATACTTTATTTGAACTTGATGAAGGTGTTATATTTACCGATAATCCAGTTATATCTACAAAAGAAGTAGAACTTGTAGAAAATGCGTCAGTTTTAACCACTGAATCTACTTGCAAAATTTTGCCACTTGTTGCAGTTGTTGCAATCGTCCCATCTGCTACGTCTGGGATTGTAAAAACTCTGTTATTACTAGATGATGAGGGTGCTTGTAAGCTGAAAGACCCACCACCAGATGCTGCGTTTAGTTTAATCTTTGCTGTCATTTATCCAGCCTCCAATGCAGCTACTTTTGTTTCCAATACTTCAATTTTAGCAACAGCTTCCTGTAATGCAGCCGTAAGTAAAGGAACAAGTTTACTTTGATCTATTCCTTGATAAACAGGATTATTGTCAGAATCAACTTCATCTTTAGTTCCTGATATAGCCTCTGGTACTGCTGTAACTTCATGTGCTAAAAATCCATCAACTGTTGTTTCTGGATTAGCAATAAAATTAAATCTTGATGGTTTTAATGTTTTTAATCTTGTAATTCCATCAGATATAGCAGTTACATTTTCTTTTAATCTGTAATCAGAAGAGGTGTTATAAGATGTGGAACCTCCATTCGTTGTAATGTTGCCTCGACTACCTCCACCAGCACTATCTCTAAATTCAAAATGATATCTAGTTCCGGAATCTGCGGTATTCCAAGAATTAAAAACTGAGATACCTGCTCCACCTGTAGCTTTTGCTAGAACTACAGCACTACCTGCGTAAGCAGAAGTTGTACCTAGCAATATTCTACCAGAACTATCAATACGCATACGTTCTGAACCAGCAGTGTACATTTGCATACTGTCATTAGCATGAGCATAAATTAACCTTCCTTGACCATTCCCACTTGTATCGCTGAAATGTATTTGTGCATTACCAGATGTACCAGTTTTTATGTTCATACCTCCATCAGAGGTAGTGTCCATAATTACTAAATTTTGTGAGCCATTTATTGATTCGCCATTTGGATTTGTAGTTCCAACTCCAACATTTCCAGCAGAATCAACAGTAACTTGAGTTGACCCAGCTGTATTTATATTTACAGTATCAGATGCAAAATTTATTCCTGTATTACTATCTGTTCCTGTTAATGCTGGTGCGGAAGCTGACCCGTCAACTCCAGAAATACCAGTAGTGCCGTTAATGTTTAAAGCCATAATTAAAGAATAACAAGTAAACTGCCAGATGGCACAGTCACAGTGACACCACTATTTATAATAGGACTTACTGTGTGTGCATTTTTTCCTGATGTTATCGTATAGTTTGTTGTTACGTTAGTATCCGATTCAAAAAATACTTCATCATTACCTCCTCCCGTAGCTCCAGCACCGCCTCCCACAGCAGTAAACTCAGATCCGTTATATATTTCAGCAGAAGTGGTCGTACTGTTAAATCTAAAGTCTCCTGTCGATGGCGAACCAGGTCTTTGTGCAGTAGTTCCAACAGGAATTTGTAAAGCTGTCGTGTAATTATGTATAACATCTCCAGTAAATGTTGCCCCTGCCACTGGAGCAAGACCTAAGTTTGCCTGTGTGACATTACCAATTTCGATGTATCCATTATTTGCTGCGTTTCTTATTTTGAGAAGATTAGATGTTGTATTAACTGACAACTGGAACGCAACCTGTGTACCACTAGGATCTGCTGATCCACTATTTAAACTCTGTATAGCAGCAAAGACATTATTAAGGTCAGTTCTTACGGCAGAGCCTGTGCCATTAGCGATTGAATAGTCTGTAACTTGTGCCATTTAGAAAACTACCTTGTGCATATTCTACCCTCCTTTACCAAATCCGACAGCCTGATAAGTGAAATTTCTATCAATCGAAGCATTTGATGAATTTTTGAAGTGAACAGTGAAACCCGTTCCAGAAATACCACTTACTTCAAAGTAATCTCCTGATGCCATATTCTGAGCATTGATACCAACAGAGGGTAAATTAGTATTCGCTCCAAGCAAAGAGGAAGTACCAACAAAGAATGGATTGGTAAACGTAACAGCTTTTGCTCCTGCTCCGCTTGCAATAACATTACCTTGTTCTGTTCTTCTCTGTAAAGATGCTGTATAGCCTAGCTGAGAAACTTTTATGTCTTGTGCAGTATCGTTACTTGTAAGTTTTGCTCTAAATTGAAATCCTCTGCCTTTATAAGTTCCGTTAGCAAAAGTTTGAAAATCAGTATAAGTAGGAGATCCAGATGGGTTATCCTGTGTAACTCTTACTAACATTTCAGCATTAACTTCTGTAGCTGTAAGTCCATCAAAGTCTGTAATATCATCAATCAAACCTCTTGAATCAAATAAATCTGATGGATAAAATCCTTCTGTTAAAAAATGACGCTTGAGATCAAGACTAAATACACCGCCTAAATCTAAAGTATCTCCACCAGCAGTTCCTCCAAAATCGTAAGTACCTTCTGGTACGATTCCACCGAAATCATCTAAAGAAGTTACAGCATCAAAATCTGTAATAGCATCAAACGTACCGCCACCAACTAAATTTAATGTGTTTGTAGTTGCATCAAAAGCAACATTAGTTTTTGTTCCTTGGAATTTAGGACTATCAGTATCTTCTCTTCTTGTTTGTGTAACAAGTGGAGCTAAGTTATCTGGCAGTTCAAGAATTACACTTGTTTCTCCTGCACAAAATCTACCGCCATCATCTTGAAATTTTAAAATATATTCGCCCTCAAGATATGGAACTTCTGCTGTCGTTGTATTACCAGCTAACGCTTGAATAAGGTCAGTACTATTAGTAAATGTACCATTACCATTAGTTAGAGGAGAATGTCTGACATATACCCTACCTCCATGAGTAACATCTAAATCTGTAGATAAATTCCAACGTAATCTTACTAATTTTTCATTTATTGGTTCGGCTGATAATCCAGTAACATTTGATGGTAATGCAGTTTTACCAACAGCATTAAAGGTCAGATCAGCAGAAGTTGCACTTGTTTGTAATGCAGCGTTATAGCTGAATACTTGAAACTCATACGTTCCAATATCAGTATTGAATATTTCAAAATCAGGAGAAGATACTGTTGTAGAAACAAAGTTACCATTATTGAATCTGTAGTTAACCTGATACTGTGTAACACCGACAATAGGCTGCCAACTGACGATAAGTTTTGATACAGCTTGATTATTTATTTCAACTAATTTTTCTTCAGCTTGTAAAGCAGTAGGAGGATCTTTGGGAAGATTCAGCACCGATACTGTTCTTGTTGGTAATGTCGCACCATCTTCAATAAATGCGTATTTTTCATTTACATAAGATAAAGCAGTAATCGCATAATTTATTCCGTCAGATTCTTCTACTGTTATTACTCTAAATTTTTGAGCTTGAACTGTATCATCTTGCAACAGCCAAACTGTATTAACATTTGGAGTTTGAGAGAAAGCAGAAGATACTGTTATGACTGCACCTGAGACACTTGATACTGACTTACTTTCAACAGTTCCATCAGGCAATATTACACTTAAAGTTGGATTATTTGTTGTTGGTAAATCTGTTGCAGCAGAATCATCTACAGTTATTTGAGTCGTTGTGGCAGAACTTACTCTTCCACCTCTTCTTAGACCAGAACGGACAGGGTCAGCTATTTCTATAACAGCACCAGGTCTTACGACAACACCAGAATCTATAGAAGTTGCAAATGCAACTATTTCACTTTCGTTTTGCTCAGCAAATAAAATAGCTTTTGCCAATCTTCTGGCTTGCCCTCTTGATGTACAGGCAAAACCTTTTACCTGTTTAATAATCACCCCAAACTTTGCTATCGAAGCAGCATCTTCATAAACCTCATAATCTATTTCTCTACTATCCATATTGAAATAGGAAACAGAAATGACAGTATTTCTTGTTTTTAATCCACTTCCTGAGTAACTAAAACCTTCTGAAGTTACGTTAGCTAAGTTAAATAAATAACTTGCATCTTTTGGACTGTCTTGTGCAAGCAAAATACTACCAGCAGACCATATCGGCATACATCTCATTACACCAGCAAGTTCATTTATAAGATCAAATGCTTCACTAGATGATTGAATATTTACATTGCAACTGAATCTGGCTTCCTGCCCTCCAAATCCATCATCTACAAGAGTATTAGCAAACTTACTTGCAGTAACAAAAGAAAAAAGATCAAGAGAACTCTCAGTTATATGATTGCCAAATCCATAGCGTGTGTCTAAAAGTAAGTCCAGTAGCACCATGCTTGGGCACGAGCACCATTGAGCAGCACCCATAACTCCATTGAATATATATCCACTAGGATAAACAATACGACCAGTTGTACTATCAACAGTGGGAGTACCAGAACTATTTGCACCAGCACCAGGAATCCTTACTTTTATTCCTCTAATACGATACTTTCTGCTAGGTATTGATTGAAACTGCATAGAGTCCAATCGAAGAGAAGCATAAGCACTATTGGCATAAGTATTAGCATCATCAACTATTTCAGCAAAACTTGTCCATTGAAATGAATCCTGCAAACTTGTATCTGCACTATCAGCAGTAACCCTGCTAACTCTTATATCAACAGGAAAAGCACCTGTGAAATTGATTCTGTAATCTCTTTGGTACGCATCAGCAGTTCTTCCTGTAATCGTGTCAGAAATAATATCAGTAAAACCACCAGAATTATATT